AACTTGTTTATTAAATCCTGGTAAAAAACCTAGTTTTTGTAACATATATAATCCTTATAAAGGAGACAGTAGGTATGGTGGATTACTGTCTCCATTATAGGGATATATCATCGTTTAAACCAATTTGGAAGACCTAAATGTAAACGAGTGTCAAACATATTATTTCTAGACCCTGGAGTTTTTCTGTTGTTATAATGAAGAAATACTTGAGCACAATCTTTACCTTTAAACTTTTCTCGCCAATGTTCTAATTCACAACCCAAATAAACTAACATGTCACCTGGTTTTAAATCTACTGAAATACCTGTTGCTTTGCTAGCAGTAGTAATTCCTTTTTTACCACCGTCTGCTTCACACACACCAACATTTTCGTTTGGACTTAAATAGATTGACCAAGCATCACCACCAAGATTCATAGTAGTTGATATTTCACAACTGAATCTATCCTTATGTCTTTTAAGTTCATCACCTTTTTTATATATTCTTGCAAAACTATAAGAAGGATATAATTTTAATCCTGTAATTTTTTCCATTTTAGATTGGCATTTTAACATTAATGTTTCCATGGCTATATCGGCATAGGTTGAATAGGTATGTGGGATCTGTTCATATTCAGGTTCATACTCACCTAATAATGTTTCATAAGGTGAAATATATTTAGCCTTAAGACAAGTATCTAATACTTTTTTTTTCATATGAAAATAATTGTATAAGAATAAAGCTAAATCTTTATCTATTGCTTTTCTTATAATTACGTATTTATTTTTTTTAAACGACATCTTTAGCCATTTCTTTTGGTACTGCTTGTATGTTCCAATGTATAAATCTAAAAGGTTCAAGTCCCAAATCTACACTAAACTCGTGTTCTAAAAATCCTGGAAATATAATTAATGTACCTGGTGTAGGTTTAAAATGAATTAATTCTGATCCAGGCAATATACCTTTTTGATCTAATTTCATTTTTAATTTAGTAGAACGTGCCCCTGTTCTTGGTTCATGAAATACTGGTATAGATGTTTTATTACTACATTTTAAAAAATAAAAACCGGATACGTGTTGATTCCAATGAACATGAGCTGAATGATGTCCACCTCCTTTTTTAGCAAATTCTTGTACCCACATCTCACTAAATAACGTTGTGTATTGTTGCATATCAAAACCTTGATGATCTAAATATTCCCAAGACTTTTGACCAATGTAATTTCTAAAATCTAAAAAATCATTATCAGCTGTCAGTGGTGTTGAATGATATGATCTTCCAAAGTCTCCAAATTGTTTTATATATGTTTTAGCTTCTGGAAAATTTTTAGCAGCTTTAATATATTTATTAGAAGCTTTAGTTAATGATTTTACAAATTCTGGTTTTTCTTCTGACCAAATTGTTGTGTTAAAGTAATTATCTGTATACATGTTATTTAAATGGGTGTCCTACATTCCACACTACTAATGAATATCTTGTTCCTTTCGTTACTGGTTTAACTCTATGCCACACAAACGAAGGAAATACAATAATAGATCCTTTAGGTAAAATTTCTTTTGCTTTATTTAAATGTTTACTTTCATCTCTCATATGTGGATCATAGTTTCGAAAATCAAATTCTAATTCCCCACCCTCATATTCTGAACCATCTGTTAATTGACAAGTCATAGATAGTTTTCTAATTTTACCCTTATCCGGACCTTTTTTTTCATAAGGTTTGTTCCAAGAATCACAATGCCAGTCATAGTATTGATTAAGTTTATATTTTGTAAATTGACAAGATTCTGATCTATCCCATTGAAAATTCCAACCAGCTGATTTATTGGCCATATGAACATAGGGATGTATTTCTTTGTATATCCAAGTATCATTTAACCAAACTAAATCAGAGTTTCTTTTTCTTTTTAAATCTTTTATTTCTTCTTTTTTTAATTTTTTATTATTATAACCACCAGTTCTAGCCATTACTTCTTTTTGTGAGTTAGCATAAGCTATTACATCATCACAGAATTTAGGTGTTAACGCTGATTTAAAATACCAATAGTAATTAGATATATTCATAAGTTATCGTCTGTATAAAATTTAAATTATCTTTTTGATTATTAGTCAGGTAATATATATTAGTTGAGGGAAACATAATAAACATATTGTTTTTAAGTTCTATTTCCCAACTTCTTCCTTTACGTCTATTGTCATCATAGTTTATTCGAACCATACAGTCTTTAACTTTTACTCCATAAAGTAATGTAAAATCTGGAGAGTTTTTTAGATCTATTAAATTAATATTTAATAAAGGAATAGTTGTTTCCGCAGGTTTATAGATATTTCCCCACGTTGATTTGTTAATTAAATTAATTTTATATTTTAAATAAATAAAATCTCTTACATAAGTATTTAACAAATCCCAAGTTTTTGAAAATTGTAATTTTTTATTAGTTAAACTAGAATGTAAAATGTGATGAGCTAAATCGTTTCGATCAATATCCCAATGTATTGGCATATTGACATCACCATAAAATAAACTTTGTTCTGTTAATACTTTCTTTTGCATACCACCACCATTTTTAATTTATGCTTTATTGTCTGTCAAGTCCCAAGTTATGTTAGTTTCATTCCACTTATAATACCATTCATGAGTTGCATCAGTGTCTACATCTATCGGTGTATTTTGTTCAACTTGTTCAGCTGTTAATTCTGGAGCACCACCAATTGGTGATTTCCAATTTGCAATTGTAGTATCTTTTATATAAGATGCATAACGTTTTGGAGGCCAAAAAATTTGATTATCTTCGTCCCAAGTATAACCTAGCCCTGCAAAATTTCCTCTAAATGCTTTTGAGTTATCGCCAGAGTTATGTTTATTACGAGATGTATTATATGAAGTTTGAATCCACAAATGTGCAGGCCAATTGTTATGTGTTTCTAAATATTGTTGTCCTACTGTTTCAGTTTCAACACCATCAGCGTTTAACATATCTTTATTATCTAAAGTTAATACTGAAAGTACTTCGTTTGTTTCTGATATTTTTGCAAATGATGCCATAATTTTTATTTTTATATATTAATTTTAAATTTGTGTAAATGCATATTAGTTATTTAAATTTGTATCTAATAATAACAATTCCAGAACCTCCGGCAGAACCTGAATTTCCAGAAGGTGATGTTGGACTAATTTCAGATCTACCTGTACCACCTCCACCGCCACCAGTGTTAACTCCACCCGCTACTCCGTTAGATCCTGGAGAAGCTCCTGGACTTCCAGCTCCACCACCACCTGATCCACCGGCACCTGCATTTCCGTTTGGAGGACTTCCTCTACGTCCACCACCTCCACCACCTGAAAAATATCTTGCTCCACTAACTGGGCCTGTTGTTCCATTACAACCAGCAAAACCTGTTTGTACTACAAATGAACCTACTCCACCATTACCTGCTTGATAAGGCGGACTACCGGGTGGAGTTGGTAAATAATCTCCACCTGTTCCACCTGCTCCGCCACCACCACCACCACCTTGTGCAGAACTATCTGAATTTGAAGAATTTCCATCACCACCATTTTGTCCTTGTGCGGGACTAACAGAAGGAGTGTTTCCACTTCCTTTACATAGTCCTCCAGCAGCACCAGTGCTTCCGTGACCACCGCCACCTGAACCACCTGGATTACCATTACTTGCATTACATCCTGGATATGGAAAATCACCTCCACCACCAAATCCACCACCTGCTGCTGTAAGACCTAATGCTGATGAATTTATTCCATTTGTACTACATACTTTAGGTGAAGATGGGGGAGAACATCTTCCATTAGTACCAGCTGTTCCACCATTTCCTACTTGAATTGGATAACCTTGAGCGGTAACTGGAACTGATGATCCAACAGCTAAAGGTGAAGTTTGAGGTCCAGGCATACAAGTACCGTTAGACATTCTAAAACCACCGCCACCAGCACCACCAGCACCACCTTCAGTAACTTGTCCGCCACCTCCACCACCAGCTACTATTAAATAATCTACTGCTTCAGAACCTGCTGCATCACCTACTGCATTAACTGTAAAAGTTCCTGGTCCTGTAAATGTGTGAATTTTAAAATTTCCAGATTCTGTAACTGTTCCTCCAGAAGCACATATAAATGCCGCTCCTGCACCTCCAGCACCAAATCCTAAAACTTGATAACCGAATGATTTACCTCTTCTAGATTGTGTATTTTTTGTGTTCTTACCCGAGGTAAGTTTATTTTTTAAATCTCTCATATTCTAATTCCTTATGCGTCGTTAGCTGCATCAGTAGTAAAGAATATTTTGATACCTAGAACTCTTGCGTCGGCACTAAATGTATCTCCACCTGCGT